CAAGGGCACCGATGAGACTGACTACGTCTCGATGGGCGTGTGGGGTCGCTACGGTTGGGGCGACCATCGCCGCCTCGATCAGGTTCGCGCTCGCATGAGCTATGTGGGCACGAGGTCAGCGCTGCGAGATCTCGTGAAGAAGTGGCGCCCAAGCGCAGTGCTCATCGAGACGAAGGCCAACGGCGAAGCGCTGCTCTCGGATCTGGCGGGCGAGATCCCCGGGCTGATCGGCTTGTCGCCAGACAAACACGGCGACAAGATCACCCGCGCGAAGGCGGGGACGCCCTTCTTCGAGTCAGGTCAAGTCTCGCTGCCCATCGATGCGCCATGGGCGAGCGACTACGTCGAGGAGCACGCCGCCTTCCCGCGCGGCACCAATGACGACATGGTCGACGACACGAGCCAATACCTGCTCTGGATTCGTGAGCGTCGAGATGCAGGCGAGAGCGACCAAGCACTTGTCGATCTCATGACGCGGCTCGTCGGCTAGCCCACCGCTATCGACGCCACCCGCTTACCACCGCTCCACACCTCGACCGCTCCCACCGCAACGCGCAACGCAGACACGTCGATAGCGAGCAGCGCGGCCATGGCCTCGGGTGAAGGCATCGCAGGCACGTAGCCGATCGTGATGTGTGCCCTGTACATCGGGAACTGACGCGCCGTGATCCTGTGTGCGAGCCGTCGCAAGAGGCGGCCGTTCAAGTCTTCGAGCCCGTAAGCCTGCTTGAACTCGATGACCACCGGAAACCCATCGTCGTCACCCGGGAACGTGCGCAGCTCGCCGCCTGCAACCGGAGCCGTCGAAGCCTGTCGAGCCTCGTCGGTGACTGTCGCGACGACCTCGGCGAGCTCGAAGCGAGGGCGGATCCCCTTGCCGACATAGAGCACGGTGATGTGCGGTGGAACCGTGGGCACGGTCAGCCGCTGGCCCAGCGCGCGCTCGACTGCCTCCCGCAACGAGGTCCCGGGATCGGGCGCTGGCATGAGAACGCAGACGCTGTCATCGCTAGCGTCTGCTCGGTCGGCCGCGGGCTCGTCTTCGCTCTCGGGCTCTGCTTCGGGATCAGCCTCTGGATTGCCCATCGCTGCCATCATCGCCTGCTGCTGCTCGAGCGCCTTTCGTGCCTCCTCCTCCTCGTCGATGGGCTCGACCTCGAGCATGTCGGTCGAGTAGCCTTCAGGCCCGAAGCGCGAGACCGCTACGTCGGATGCACGATACACACCCGCGCTAATGTAGGTCGCATCGGTGCGCGCAATGGTATCCCTCAACAACGCAGTCTCTTGTGCCGTCGGCTCATTGAGCGGCGCGAACTCGAGCGCCCACTCGTCGGGGATGATGCCGCTTGTGGGCCCATCCTGCGACGCATACAGCACCTCGTGTATGCGCGAGATCTCGGCGCGGTGCCTCTCTTGGTAGTCGCTGACGAGCTGTCGTTCCCTCTCGAGCCCGCTCTTGTCGTCCGTCGATAGTCCGCCCGGAGCCTGGCCAGTCAGCATGATCCGAGGCCATCGCAGCGCGAGGCAAAGCATGGTCAGCGCGCCCTCGTGCAGCTCGCCCCATCCTGCGGGGCTGTTGGACCGGTTCTCGTACATGTCGTCCTCACCAATTATGGTGAGGCCGAGCAGGCTTTTTGTCTGCTGCATGAGCTGCAACCGAGCGCGGAACTCGGCCGACGCATCGCCGCCCATCTTGGCAGCGAGGCCCGCGATCTTCACGACGGCTTCGCGGATCTCTTGTGCCAAGATCGCCCCGCCTTGCGCAATCGTCCCGAGGCGTTGCACCTCATCCCAGACGACCTGGATTACCGAGTCGTCGGGCATGATGTTGCTCCGACCCCAGCCTCCGCGCATGTCCGACGGTGGGCGACGACGACCACGGAACCAAACGACGCGCGAGCTGTGAACGTGCAGCGTGCCTCTACCTGTCGCGAGATCCCACATGAGCGGCTCACGGAAGGACACCGAGCGAACATCCTCGTCGTATCGAGTGGGCGCTGCCTCCCGAGCGTCGAAGATGGGCAGCGACGAGAGCTGCCCGACGCGCGCGAGATCGAGCGGCTCTCGGAGCCACAGATCGGGCTGTGCGCGAAACGAGGGCGGGATGTCGTCCTCGGTCGCGAGCAGCATCACAGCGCCTCCGTAGAGATCGCCCATCTTCATGCCCTCGTTGACGCGATCCCATACCTTCAAC